TAGATACTGTCGAGGTATTAGACGAAGAAAAAAAATAACTGAGCGGAATTCTATTGCTTACACTATTGCACAATTAGCAGTAGAGACTGGAATACCGCCTAGAGAGTTTATTGATATGGATACCGAGATGTATCTAGCAATAATCCAGGTATTGACAGACAGAGCTAAGGAGATCAAAAATGCCAGTAGAGGTCGTAGGCGTTAAAGATGTCCTGCAAGGTTTAAATTTTATTGATGTAGATATGCGCAGGCGTGTTGTAGCAGCTGTAGATCCTTTAATGCGTGGCGTGGCGAGCAAGGCTAAAGGATTTGTACCAGCAAACACAGACGTATTGTCAGGCTGGACAAAGGCTGGCACAGGCACTGGCAAGTTTCCAAAATATGATGCAGGCATAGCCAAAGCCGGTATTGGATATAACCCTGGCTCAAATAAAACATTTTCTAATGGTTTTAAAGTTTACAACTTTGTTTACAATGCTAGTCGGCCTGGCGCAATTTATGAGGTAGCGGGTCGCTTAAACCCACAGGGTAGAGCGCCATTTGAGTTCAGAACATCTAAAGGTGATGGTGGGACATACACGCTTAAAGCACCTAGAAGTAAAGCGCTTAGTGAGTTTGGATCTAATAACGCATTTGCTAGCCAACAGTTTATAGCTGCTCTGCCTAAAGTAACATCGCAACCCAAGATTGCAGGCATGCGAGGTGGTGGTCGCAAAACTAAAGGCCGTCTAGTTTACAAAGCTTGGGCAGAAGATAGTCCTAGAATTTATGAAGCAATACAAAAAGCAATTAACGCTACTGCTACGCATTTTAATAAAACTACACAGCAAAAGAGGGTTGCATAATGGCCAATATAGTTGTCTCGGCCTTAGCCACCTTTAATGGCAAGGCACTTAAAAAAGGCAAGAAGGAAATATCTGTATTTGATCAGCAAGTACAGAAGCTAGGCAAAACCTTTGCTAGCGTCTTTGCAGCACAGAAATTATTTCAATTTAGCAAGAAAGCCGTATCTGCATTTATGGCCGATGAGAAGGCTGCTAAGTCTTTAGAAGTACAACTTAAAAACACAGGGTTTCAATTCAGCGCACCTGGTGTAGAAAATTACATTGGTAATTTACAAAGACTATCAGGCGTATTAGATGATGAGTTACGCCCGGCATTTCAACAATTACTTACAGCTACTGGATCTATAACTAGAAGCCAAGACGCATTACAGACAGCATTAAATATAAGCGCAGCCACAGGTAAATCTTTAACTGAAGTCAGTGCAGCTCTTACACGTGGCTTTAGTGGTAATACCACAGGATTAAGCAGGTTAGGTGCAGGCATAAGCAAAGCCACACTTAAAACTGGCGACATGGATAAGATCATGGGCGAACTTAACAAAAAGTTTGCAGGCCAAGCAGCGGCTAGATTAGATACTTATGCAGGCAAGATGGGTTTGCTTAGTGTTGCTGCTGCAGATGCTCAGGAGACAATAGGTAAAGGTTTATTAGATGCCCTTGCTTTATTAGGTAAAGACACAAGCATTAGCACAGCTACAGATTTGATGGATAATTTTGCTCAAAGCACTGCAGATGCAATTTTGGGCGTGGGCGTTTTAATTAGCAAACTTAAAGAAATTGGTAATACTAAAGTTGGTGGCGCATTATTTGATGTAAAAAATATACCAGTACTAGGTGCTTATCTTGCTGGATTTTCCGAGATAGGCGCAGCACAAAGAGCCCAGACTGCACCATCTAATTCACAAGGCAGATCATCTAGCCGTATCTACTTGCAACAATTACGTTTAGAAGCTAAGGCATCTAAAGATTTAACAAATGCAAAGAAGGCAGAAACTGCAGCAACAAAGGCTAAATCGGAAGTAGATAAACTTAAAGATAAGTTTGATATAGAGCGCATAGGATTAACCTTGGCGCTTAACCAGGCTACAGATACTGAGACTAAATTAAGACTTCAGGCACAGCTAGCAATCCTAGACAATAATGAAGCCATGGCCAAGAAATTAAATATTGACCTAGATGCAGCAGCTAAAGCAAAGGCACTAGCCGATGCGCTAGCTAAAGCAGCATTAGCAGCCGATTCATTTTCAAACTTTGCTATGGGTGCAGTACAGCGTGGCGAGTATGCAGATGCCTACAAAAACATTAGCAACGTGCCTACCCAAAGCGCTGGCGGTGCTATGCAATTACCAAGCGCTGCTACCTTTGCTATGGGCGGTGTATCACGTGGCGAGTACGCACCAGTAACTGTAAACGTGGCTGGATCAGTATTGACCGAGCAAGATTTGACTAACACAATCAATGAGACTTTATTAAGAATTAACAAGATGGGCCGTGGCACTACACCTGCAGGCGGTTTATCTGGCGGGACCTAATGGCTGTACCAACAATCAATGCGGTAATTAACTTTTCTACTGGGCCAAGTTTTGCTCAGGCCATGATCTTAGGTACTGGCATACTAGACACAAACATCCTGGGAGATTCTGCAGCCCTTATTGTTGATGTATCAGATCAAATAAATTACATACAAACTAGCCGAGGCCGTAATGCTTTAGTAGATCAATTCCAAACAGGCCAATTAACTTTACGCATAATAGATCAAAATGGAGATTTTAACCCAACTAACCCAACAGGGCCGTACGTGGGCTTGCTAACACCAATGAAAAAGGTACAAATCTCTGCTACTTATGGCGCTACTACTTATTCTTTATTTTCTGGCTTCATTACAAGCTACGTTAACACTCAGCCTAAAGATGCAACAGAAGTTGCCTATACAACTATACAAGCTGTAGATGCTTTTAGACTTGCCCAGAATGCTCAGGTATCAACAGTTACAGGCGCTAGCGCTGGCAATTTATCAGGCACAAGAATTAACCAGATATTAGATGAAATTGACTGGCCAGCAACCATGCGTGATGTTGATGCTGGACTTACCACATTACAAGCAGATCCTGGCACACCACGTACTTCTCTAGGTGCTATGCAGACTGTGGCCGACAGTGAATATGGGGCGCTATATGTAAACACCGATGGCGAGTTTGTATTTCAAGATAGAGCTGTAACTGCAGGATCAATTGGTGGCACAGTAACCACTTTCAATGACAATGGCACAGGTATTGCTTACGCCAATGCTATGTGGAAATTAGATGACAATTTGATCTTCAATTCAGCCCAGGTAAGCCGTGCAGGTGGATCACCACAGACAGCGATTAACCAGCCATCTATTGACAAATACTTTATCCACTCATATAACCTACAGGATCTACTAATGCAAAGCGATTCCGTTGCATTGGACTACGCACGTGCCTATGTCGCTAGCCGTGCCGAAACACAGGTCAGATGCGATGGCATCGAGTTAGACCTATATACCAATAATTACAACTCAGGCATTATTGCAGCCTTAGAGTTGGACTTCTTTGACCCAATCAGAATTGTTACTACACAGCCAGGTGGATCTACCTTGGATAACACTTTGCAGATATTTGGGGTAGCCACCACAATCACACCGAACAGCTTTAGGGTCTTTTTTACAACCCTGGAACCAGTGCTGGATGCGCTGATTTTGAATAACAATATATACGGCACTTTAGACTATAATGTGCTCAGTTACTAAGGAGAAATAATGGCCGCTGGATTAGGATTTAAGGACTTTGTTACAGGCGAGGTATTAACCGCAGCCGATGTAGATGGCTACTTAATGCAAGGTGTCTGGGTCTTTGCCAGTGCCGCTGCTAGAGATGCAGCTGTAACATCACCGCAAGAAGGTAATTTTGCTTATCTTAAAGATACAAATGTAACCACTTATTACACAGGCAGTGCTTGGGCAAACCTAGATACAACAGGTATGACAAACCCAATGACAACTACTGGCGACACTATCTATTCATCAAGCGGATCAACTCCTGCGAGATTAGGCATTGGTTCAACTGGTCAAGTTTTAACTGTCGCTGGTGGAGTGCCAACTTGGGCTACACCTGCTAGTGGTTCAACTTTTGTTGGAGTTAGATTAACTAAATCTGGTGGCCAATCAATAACAAATAACACAGGAACAATGGTAACTTGGGATACTGAAACTTACGATACTGATGCGTTTCATAGCACCTCTACAAACACAAGTCGTATAACAATACCTTCAGGTAAAGCGGGATATTATAGTATTTCTGCAACAGGCGGATTTTCAGGAAATACAACTGGTCAAAGATATTATGGTTTGTATAAAAATGGCACACTAATATTAATTTTTGGCAGAGCCGCAGGTTATTCAGCGGATACCGTTTTATCTGGTACTGCAATTTTGAATTTAGCCGTTGGTGATTATATTGAATTAGAAGCTTTTCAAAATTCAGGTGGTGCATTAAATTTTGAAGGCACTATTGAATCGCAATTTTCCGCACAATACTTAGGAGCATAATATGGAACTTTGGAAAAAAATTATAGAGGCATATCCTGAAATCTCACCAACTGATTATTTTCCTGATTTGGGAATTTATTTAACTGATGATGGAGATGGTATTGCTTATATTTCAAAGTGGGAATACAGCAAACCAATTCCCGAAGGGCTTACACTAGGCAAACCTGCAGCATAATGAAGCCAAAGTTATGCGCAGCTGGAGTTCAGTTAAGAGATCAAATTGATACCTGGTTTCCAGATAGGCGTACTGCCAGTGATGGGTGGGTGGGCGATAGCCGCCACGCCGCCAGAAAATCGGATCATAATCCAGACGCCAATGGGTGGGTCAGAGCTATTGATATTGATTCTCGCTTGGGTGCATCCGAAGGGATTAGTGCTTATTTGGCTGACCAAATCCGAATCGCAGGCAAAACCGATAAACGCATATCTTACGTCATCCACAATCACCACATCGCTTCCAAGCTATTAGGATGGAAATGGCGAAGATACAAAGGCATAAACCCACACACAAAACACATACACATAAGCTTTACAAAGTTAGGCGACCTAAACAACGCAGAGTTCGATATACCACTACTAGGGGGCAAGTTATGAATATGAAAAATCCATACGTACTAACACTAGGCGCATTCTTATCAGCCTGGGCAGCATCCAATTTCGCAGCTGACTACCGCTC